TTGGAGTATCAGACCCTAGAGGTATCTTCGGCGTTGAAGGTGCGTAATCATTAAAAAGAAAATTTTTGTGGCGGGACATAGTCTCGCCACAATTAGTAAATAGAAAGACAAAACCATGACAAAATTTATAGTAAACATTTGGGCGTATAATCATCACGCTAAATTTAAAGTAGAATCAGAAGATTCCCCAACTGCCCTTGAACAATCTATCCTTGACAAACTTGGAGAAAATAGTATAGTTTGGGAAAACCTTGGAAATAGTTATAATGACAAGGTAAATAGAATAACCTATGAGGAGGTTATAGATGACAAAGTAAAACAAATCATCACTGACATTAAGCTGGAAGAAGCAGCAATTGCCCATAGACAGAACACAATTGAAGGTTCTGCTCCAGAAGTTTCAGTAGCTACTTAATCAAAAGCTACATCGTTGGAAAAATTCCACTCCGCATTACAGGCTCTCTTGCACTCTACTAAAAACTAGTATATACTTTTGACACTATACATTAAATTGAATATCGACGCGTATAGTCGACGGCCTAGAGACGATATTCAAATAACTAGGAGGATAATAACATGGCAAACACTACGTTTTCAGGACCGGTCATTTCTAAAAATGGCTTTGTAAATACAGGTCCTGGTATGACTGTTAGCTTAACAGCTGACACAACTTTAACAGTTGCTACACACGCTGGCAAAATTTTACTTACAAATGATGCAGATGGTAAATTTACTTTACCTGCAATCAATGTAAATAGTAATGGTGCTACTGCAGGTGATAACGACTTTAATAACTTAAACAACATTGGTGCAACTTTCCACTTTTACGTGGAAACTGCTGCAACTGATATGGACATCAAAACAGATGGTACTGACAAATTCAAAGGTGGTATCATGATTGCTGTTGATGACGGTTCTAAAAAAGCTTTCATTCCAGGTGCAACAAATGATGTTATAACTATGAACGGTTCTACAAAAGGTGGTATCGTTGGTAGCGTAGTATCTTTCACAGCGATTGATACTGCTACATACTTAGTCCACAATTCTTTATTGCTTGGATCGTAATAAATTAACTCGGGGCGCCTGGTAATGCAGGCGTCCTTTAAAAGGAGGACAAAACATGGCAGACACAGTATTAAATACAACTGTATTCGACGGAGCAAAAAAACTAATCACTCACTACAATGTAGTTTCTGATAATTCTGGAGGCACAACTAAAATAGTTGATGTTTCTGGATTAGCTAAAAATAACGGTAAATCTTGTCAAACGGTAAGACTAAATAAAGTTAGCTGTAACGTTTCAGTAACAGCACCAGTTGATGCTTTACGTATGGAATGGGATAATTCAGGAACTAATATTGTTTTTCAAACATTAAATGGTGAAATGGAATATGACTATTCATCTTTTGGTGGATTAAAAAATACAGAGGCTAGTGGTTACAGTGGAGATGTTAATATAGTATTACCAGCTTGCACAGCAGGAGACTCTGGAACAGTCGTTTGTGAATGGATTAAAGTTTACGAATAGTAGGAGATTAAATGGCTAATACTACCTCGGGCACTACAACGTTCGATAAAACTTTTGCTATTGATGAAATAATAGAAGAAGCTTTTGAACGTATCGGATTAAATTCTGTGGCTGGCTATCAAATGAAGTCAGCCCGAAGATCTCTTAATATCTTATTTCAAGAATGGGGTAATAGAGGTATTCATTATTGGGAAATAGGAGAATTAGATCTTGATTTAATTGAAGGACAAGCTGAATATAAATTTTTTAGAGCATCTTCTGATGGTACAAGTGCTGTTTCAAATCCAAATGGTGTTTATGGAATATCTGATGTCCTTGAAGCACAATTAAGAAGTAATAGAACAGCAACAAATCAATCAGATAGTCCTATGACTAAAGTTGATAGATCTACTTATGGAGGTTTTTCAAATAAACTTTCTAAAGGAACACCTAATCAATATTGGGTCCAAAGATTTATTGATTACACTAGTATTAGTATTTACCCTACACCTGATTCAACTAATGCATCTAAAGATATGCATTTCTATTACATAAAAAGAATTCAAGACGTAGGGGATTATACAAACGCAACAGATTTACCTTTTAGATTTGTACCTTGTATGACTTCAGGGTTAGCTTTTTATCTTGCACAAAAATATCAACCGCAATTGGTTCAACAAATGAAATTATATTATGAAGATGAATTAGCAAGAGCCTTGGCAGAAGATGGTTCAGCTTCTAGTACATTTATTACACCAAAAGCTTATTACCCAGGAACTTAATATGGAACAATACAAAGATTATGTTAGAGCAGTTAGAGAAATAGGGGTTGAACCTTTACCCATAGGAGATTTTGAATCTTTATTAGGTGCTATGGATGTAAGCGATATAATTTCTTTAACCGTAAAAGCAAGCGGCAATGTTGATAAACCTTTAGGTAATTAATGTCTAAGTACGCAACAGGAAAACATTCAAAAGCTATTTCAGATAGATCGGGTTTAGAATTTCCGTATAGAGAAATGGTTAGAGAGTGGAATGGTGCGTTTGTACACTACACAGAGTTTGAACCAAAACAGCCACAACTAGAACCAAAACCAACAGGTGGTGATGGTATTGCACTACTACAAGTAAGACCAGATAGAACAGAACCCGCTACAACTGTTAGAATAGTTAACAATGGTTTTGAAACTTACGCTTCAGGATCAGGGATTATAAACGTGTTTTCACCTGGACATGGTTTAACAGATTCAACAACATATAGGTTTAGAGGACCACCAACTACTTCTGCAGGGAGTGCTTTTACTTATGCAAACCCAGAAAGTTTTGATGGTATATCAGGAGCAAATATTGCAAAATCTACAGGGTACACAATAAGAACTGGAAAATACAAAGCAGATTCAGATGGATCTGGTAATCCTGGAAGAGATGCAAGAAATTCTTACTTAACAGATAACTTTTTCTTTTTTACAGTTGACACAAATACTGCTACAACAGGTAATATAAAAGGAGGTGGATACGGTTGTTCAATTGGACCCGTAACCATAGAAGCATAATGAATAAAATTAAAATTTTTTGGTATAGACTTTTAAAAAAACAACATTGTTGGAATCACACTAGTTTCACAAAAAGTTGTCCATTCTGTAAGGAGATAGTAGCATAATGGCTGGGATAAGTTATTCAACTTTAGTTACACAGATAAGAAATTACACTGAAACAGATTCTAATGTTTTAACTACAGATATTTTAGAAAATATAATTTTAAATTCTCAATATAGAATTATGAGAGATATTCCTATTGATGCAGATAGATTACAGCAATCAGGTAATTTAGTTATAGGTCAAGAATCAATTAATGCTCCTGCAGGTGCATTGTTTGTAAGAGGTATACAAGTTTATGACTCTAATTCTGCTATAACAGGTGCTAATACTTGGTTAGAAAAAAAAGATGTAACTTATTTACAAGAATATGTATCTTCAACGGCTTCTGCTAAAAGAGGTAAACCAAAGTATTATTCTATGTATGGAGGAGCGACTGGAGATACCGATACTACATCAGGAAGAATGTTTCTTGCACCAGTTCCTGATGATACTTACAAATTTAGAGTGCATTATAATAAAATGCCAGCTACTTTAGAGTCTGGAAATGCTACAAATTATATAAGCATGAACTTTCCAAATGGTCTATTATATTGCTGTCTTTCAGAGACATATGGGTTTTTAAAAGGTCCAATTGATATGTTGACACTTTACGAAAATAAATATAAACAAGAGGTACAAAAGTTTGCTAACGAACAAGTTGGTAGAAGACGAAGAGACGACTACACAGATGGCGCTATTCGAATACCAGTAAAATCAGCAAACCCATAGGAGATAAATTATGGCAATATCATCGGCAGTTTGTAACAGCTTTAAACAAGAGATTTTAGTTGGTACACACAATTTTACAGCGTCAAGTGGTAATACTTTTAAAATAGCTTTGTTTACTAGCGATGCTAGTTTAGGAGCTGGAACTACAGCTTATTCAACATCAAACGAAATTTCTAATGCATCTGGTTCAGCTTACAGCGCAGGTGGTGCAACACTAACAAGCACGACTCCAGCTTTGTCTGGTTCAACTGCAGTGTGTGATTTTGCAGATGTTAGTTACACTTCAGCATCTTTTACAGCTAATGGTGCATTAATTTATAATGATACTCAATCTGATAAAGCTGTAGCAGTTATCGCTTTCGGTGGTGATAAAACAGTTTCTTCTGGAACTTTCACAATTCAATTTCCAACAGCAGACGCATCTAACGCAATAATTCGTATAGCGTAAGGAGGAACTCCTTATGTCGGAAACATCAATTTGGGGTGGGGACAACCCCTCAGTTGCATGGAACCAAAATTCATGGCAATCTAATATTTTAACTATAGAATTAACAGGTGTATCTGCAACAACTTCTTTAGGTAGTTCAGAAGAATTTAATGAAACAGGTTGGGGAAGATTAACTTGGAACACTGCTGATTGGGGTGAAGGAGCAGATGAAACTATTTCTGTTACAGGTTTTGGTCTTACTTCTTCAGTAGGATCTATAAATATAGAGATGAAATACCTATTAGAAATGATAGGTTCAAACCACTCTCTAACGTCAAGTGTTGGTAGTCTACAGGTTGATGGTGAAATAGGAGTTCCTATTACAGGTGTAGAATCAACTTTTGCAACACCAACAATGTCTTATGTTGGAACTTTAGTTGGTTGGGGTAGAGATGAATGGGGAGATAATTCTTGGGGAGAATCTCCAAATCAAGTTATTCCTTTAGTAGGTCAAGATGCAACTGCAAGTGTTGGATCAATATCTCCAGCAGATGTAGTTGGTGTATCTGGTCAAGAATCAACAACAAGTGTTGGAAGTGTTACTTTTGTAATTAGTCCTACTGTAAGTATTAGCGGACAAGCAGCAACTTCGGATGAAGGGCTTTTAGGTTTAGCTTTTGGTGTAAGCACTGAACCTTTAACAGGTGTAGCCTCTACTTCTGCGGTAGGTAGTGTTGGATTAGAATTTGGTCCAAGTGCAATTACCGGTGTTTCAGCTACATCTTCTGTTGGAGATCTTACGACAGGATCTATAGAATTAATTAATTTAACAGGTGTAGCCTCTACCTCTTCAGTAGGATCTATTTTACCTGCAGATGTGGTAGGTTTAACAGGTGTATCAAGCACTTCTAGTGTAGGTTCTTTTACTATAACAGACGTAGTTCAAGGTTTAGTTACGGATCAACTTACATCAACAGTAGGATTACTAGGAATAGAAGCTTATGCAAATATTGACACGGGGTCAAATACAACGTATACAAGTGTTGCAGCAGGATCAAATAGTAGTTATTCTAATGTTGCAACTGGATCAAATACAAGTTATACTGACGTTGCATAGGAGATAAAAATTTATGGCATCAACTTACACACCTTTAGGTATTGAACTTCAAGCAACTGGGGAAAACGCCGGTACATGGGGAACAAAAACTAATACCAATTTATCATTAGTAGAACAAATTTCTGGTGGTTTTATTCAAAAAGACATTAATGGTGGAGCGCAAACTACTACACTATCTGTTAGTGATGGAGCAACTGGAGCAGAGCTTGCTCACAGAATGATTGAGTTCACAGGAACAATAAGCGGAAATCAAATAGTAACTATTCCACTTGATGTTCAAAACTTTTATTTTTTAAGAAATTCAACTTCAGGATCACATACTGTACAATTTAAATATGTATCTGGTTCAGGATCTTCTTTTACTTTTGCTGCAACAGATAAAGGTGATCAATTAATTTTTGCAACAGCCGATGATGGAACAAATCCTAAAATTTTAACTTTAGATTTTGGTGATGTTACACTCACTGGAACACAAACTTTAACAAACAAAACTTTAACTTCACCAAAAATTGGTACATCTATTTTAGATACGAACGGAAATGAATTAGCTTTATTAACAGCTACAGGTTCTGCCGTAAATGAATTTACTATTGCGAATGCAGCTACTGGAAATGATCCAACATTATCTGCAACTGGTGGTGATACTAATATCGATTTAGCTATTAAACCAAAAGGATCAGGTGAAACTGTATTTGGAACAGGAGCAGCTGCAGCAGCCATAACATCTAGTGGCGCTCATGATCTTGTTTTAGACACTAATTCTGGAACTAATTCTGGAACAATTACAATAACAGATGGAGCAAATGGTAACATTAATATAGCTCCGAACGGAACGGGACAAGCTCAAGTAGGCGGAAATAAAATTGCCACTGCTGGATTAGCTGTTGCTTTTTCATTAATTTTTGGGTAAATAAGGATAGGAGAATATAAAATATGTCAGCACCAAACTTAGTCAATGTTTCAACAATAACAGCTAAATCTGTTCAAGCAGCATTAACCACTACTTTAACAACTGAAGTTTTAGCAAACGCTGGTTCTTCAGGAAAAGTTTTTAAAGTAAATAACATTATCGTAGCAAATATAGATGGTTCATCAGCCGTAAATATATCTGTCTTTATAACTAAATCAGGTGGCTCACCAGTTGCAATTGCAAGCACAATATCATGTCCTGCGGATGCAACTTTAATAGTCGTAGATAAAAATTCTGCTTTGTATTTAGAAGAAGGCGACAATATTGAAGCTGGAGCAAGTGCAAACTCAGATGCAACTGTCACTATAAACTACGAGGAATTAAGTTAAGGAGGGTCATAATCTATGGCGCACTTTGCTGAATGTAGGGTTGATAATAACGAAGTAATCAGAGTTATTGTCGTATCAGATCAAGACGTTGCCAATAACGGTGGTAACAATTCAACTCAAGCAGAACAATGGGTTAAAGATAATATTCCCCAAGGTATTAGATTAAAAGAACATTATGAATCACAAGGTTTAAGTTATCCAGATACTTTTTGGAAACAAACTTATAAATATGACCCTGACAGAGGAATGTACGCTGGACCTAGTTGTCTATGGAATTCTACTCATAACATTTTTACAGATAAACAACCATACCCAAGTTGGATATTAAACACTACATCAGGATTACATGAAGCACCTATTGCAGTCCCATCTGTAGATATTAAAAACTGGAGATTTACTGATGAGTTAGACGACGATGGAAATAGAATTGATACTTTTGATTACTTTCCACCAGACTGGAATGAAAATTTAACAACTTGGATTTGTAAAAAAAATCCACTTTCTTCTAACAAAATGAGAAGATGGGACGCATCAAGTTCTTCTTTTCTTGCAGAGGAAGATATAGTATAAGGAAATTATTATGGCAAATGGCGGAATTATAGGACCAGTTCAAGAACCAACAACCGGGGATGTATACACACCTTTTTCAGCACCTGGAACTTTTGTAGCTAAAAAAACACAAAACGTAGGTTTATTAGTTGTAGCTGGTGGTGGCGGTGGCGGTCACAGAACTCAATGGAATGGATCTGGAGGAGGAGCAGGAGGTTTTAGATTATTTCCAGCTCATCCAGTAACTGCAGGACAACCTGTATCTGTTACGATTGGAGCAGGGGGAACAGGGCAAAGTTTAAATGGTCAACCTTTTACAACATCTCAAGGAGATGATACTTCTTTTGGACCTATTAGTGCTACTGGAGGAGGATCTGGCGTAGGATCTGGATTAGAAGGTCAACCTAATTTTCCTAATACAAACAGTTTAGATGGTGGCGCAGGAGGTGGAGTCGGTGATACTAGTAATAATCCTTATATGGGAAATGGAAACGTTGGAGGTTATTCTCCATCCGAAGGTTCAAATGGTGGTTTAAGTAATGGACCTTCTAGCCCAGGAGGAGGAGGTGGATTTACTAATCAAGGTGGATTTGGAAACCCTTCTTCATCAGGTCCTGGAGGAGAAGGTACAAATGCAACTCCAGTTTTTGGTTCTGCACCTCAACCTTATTATGGTCCAACATCTGGAGTTTATTCAGGTGGTGGTGGTGGTGGTAAAAGACCCGATCAAGGACCGGCAGGATCAGGAGGTCCTGGAGGCGGTGGTGCTGGTGGTTCAGGAAACCCTAGTGGACCTGGTACACCAGGTGTAGATGGTTCAGGCGGTGGCGGTGGCGGCGCTGGAGAACAAGGAGCAGTAGGCGCACAAGCTGGAAGTGGTGGAGATGGAGTAGTTCTTGTTAAAGAACTTAATGTTGTTACAGGAGCTCCTGGAGTTTGGAGTATGCAAGATGTATTTTCATTCAAAAAACAAGATAGCTGGACTGCATAATTAGACATATATACATTTCTAGTATATAAAAACCATAGAATGAATATAGAGTATTTGTATTGGTATTTTAAAAGTGCCGTACCAAAACGTTTATGTGATGATATTGTAAGATATGGTTTACAACATACAACAGAAAATGCAGTTGTTGGTGACGCTTCTTTAAATGGTAAAATAAGAAAATCAAACGTTGCTTGGTTAAATGATCCTTGGATATATAAAGAAATTATGCCTTATGTGCATAAAGCAAATAAAAACGCTGGTTGGAATTATGAATTTAGTAGAAGCGAAAAATGTCAATTTACTGTTTACCAACCAGGTCAGTTTTACGATTGGCATGTAGATGCTTGGGTAAAACCTTATCAAAAAGTAAAAGAAGGTTCTGCTAAGGAAGCACCCTCAATTGAGTTTGTAGGTTTAATGAGAAAGTTATCCGTTACTGTTTGTTTAAATGATTTTAAAGAATATGAAGGAGGACAACTAGAATTAGCAACAGATGAACGTCCTGATTTTAAAAGAAAAGCACATGATCTTAGAAATATAGCAACTAAAGGAACTATTATAGTTTTCCCATCTTTTGTTTGGCATAGAGTTAAACCAGTAACTTCTGGCACAAGATATAGTTTAGTGATTTGGAATGATGGGAATAGTTATAGATAATGAATTACGAAATAAAAGATAATTTTTTACCGCAAGAAAATTTAAATATATTAAAGAAAGAAATATTTAGTTCTTATTTTCCTTGGTATTTTCAAGAAAAAATAAATATAAATCATAAAAATGATCAAAAAGATTTAAGTTATTATATGACTCATAATGTATTTTTAGATAATACTCCAAGTGGTTATTGGAATTTATTTACTAAAAATTTATTATTTTTTATACCCCATAATGAAGTTATTAGAGTTGTGGTAAATTTATATCCTAGATCTGAAAAAATAAATATAAATGAATTACATGTAGATTATCCTTATGAACATAAGTCAGCTTTGTTTTCTTTAAACACGTGTGATGGTTTTACATCGTTTGAAAATAAAAAAATTGATTCTAAGGAAAATAGAATTTTATTTTTTGAAGGAAATAAAAAACACGCTAGTTCAACTTGTACAAATGCGAAAGCTAGATTTAATATAAATATAAATTATAGGTAATGGAAACTTTTATAAAAACATATCAATTAAATGATATAAATTTGTGTGATCAATTTATAGAGTACCACAAAAATAATACTGAATACAAAGGAAAAGGAACTGTTAGTTCGGGAATAGATTTACAAGTAAAAAATTCTACTGATGTATCCTTTTTAAATAATAATAATACTCCTTTTATAAAAAAATATTTTCAAGAAATATCTCACTTTGTAAGTGATTATATGAAATTTTATTTTATAAAAGGTTTTTTACAAACATCAAAACTTGGAACAAATATACAACACTATGAAGCAGATGAAGGCGGCTTTTTTAAATACCATTACGAAAGAGGGGCCTTAGAAACTTGTGACAGACAAGTTGTTTTTATGACTTATTTAAATGATGTTAATCTAGGAGATGGTGGTGAAACTGAATTTTATTGGCAAAAATTAAAAATTGAACCTAGAAAAGGTTTAACTGTTTTATGGCCTAGTGATTTTACTCATCGTCATAGAGGTCTACCCTGTAAAATAGATAAATGGATAGTAACAGGTTGGTTTAATTATCAATATTCTGAACCCAAATGATTAATTTATTTCCCACTCCTTTAAATATTGTTAAAAACAATTCTGTAGACACAAAACATCTAATTGATCATTGTTTTAATTTATCAAAAAAAGTTGAACAAGGAGGAAAACATTGGTTAAGTAAAAATGTTTTTAACTCTTCGTACACATACAATATTTACAAAGATGATAAATTTAAAGATTTAAATAATTGGATAGTAAAAGAAGTAAATTTATTTGCTAATGTTTTAGGATTTAAAAAACTTAATTTAAATAAAACAACCGGTTGGTTTAATTTGTATAATAAAAAAGACTATCAAGAATGGCACAATCATAATTTTGCTTTGATCTCTGTTATTTATTATTTAAAAGCAGATTCTAATTCTGCTAAAACTCATTTTAAAAGTCCTTTACCTGACAACCCAAACACACCTGATTTTGATCCTAACAACATATATACTTGGAAGACTTATTTTATTGAACCAAAAAAAGATACTTTAATTATGTTTAAATCTGATTTGGATCATTCTGTTGAAGCTCAAAAAGAAGACTTAACTAGAATTACTTTAGCGTATAATTTTTATGATTAATTTTACTATTTCATACATTAATAAAAAAGTTAATAACAATATTAAAAATTTTATATATAAAGAAAAAGATGGGTGGACAAAAAAATTAAATTCAGTAGAGGCAAAAACTTCAGGATTTAACCCAAGCTATAATTTTTTTAAAGTATTAGAAAAAGATATCTGTGAAAATTTATTTAGAATTACTAATGATAAATGGAAAATGAAATGTTATTGGGTAAATTTTTACGAAAAAGGAGATCACGCAAAATTACATGATCATAAAAAAGACGTTATAAGTTCTATCTTAATAATTAAATCTTCTAAATATAACCCCTTGATTTTTTATGATTTAAATAATAAAGTAATTCCCATACCTGAAAGAAATGGAATGTTAGTATTATTTGATTCACAAACACCACACAGTGTTATGAAATGTAAAGAAGAAAGAATAACAATTGCTATGGATTTTAAAAAAATATGAATGTAGAAAATTTAAATTTATTTGCAGAACCTATATTAAAATATAAATTTAATTTAGACTGTGACGAAATATTAGATACTTTAAAAAATTTAACATACGTTCCTATTGAAGGCAAAGATTGTTTAAGAAGTTCTGATTGTAAATCATTGTTAGATCAACTACCTAATTTAAAAAAAAGTGTCATGCAAGCTTGTGATGATTGGTTAAATGATAAAATGAAATTAAATGTAAAATTTAGAATTATTGAAGCTTGGGCCACTAAAACTAAAACAGGGGGGTATTCATCAATGCATAAACATTCTCATTGTATTTTAAGTGGTGTTTTTTATTTAAAAGATAGTAATCAAATAAAAATACATAAACCATATGAAAGTGATTTTTGGAATATAGAACCCACGGAATATAATCAATACAACTCTTTATCTTATTATATTGAAAGTAATAAAAATGAAATGATTCTTTTTCCTAATTATATCTATCATCAAATAAACAAATATCATGGAAAAGAAGATAGATACTCAATAGCTTTTAATGCATTACCTAAAGGAGACTTGGGTGGTCCAACATCAAAGGTAACACTATGACACATTTTACTATGTTTTCTACGCCAGTATTTGTAGAAGATGTCAAGGACACGAATTTAGAAAAAGAAGCTTTAATAAAGTTGGTTTACAAAATAAAATCTAGAGAACCTTCACAACAAAAAACAAATGTAGGAGGTTATCAAACTAAAGGAATGAAAGACTCTATTGAATTTCAAAACCTAATAGGTAAGCTGCAAACAATTATTACAGAAAACATACACACTTATGCGTTTGATTGTCAATTAGATATTAAAGTAAAAAATGCTTGGTTAAACATAAATAATAAAGGAAATAAAAATAGACCGCACGTTCATCCTTGTTCTGAGTTTGCGTGTGTGTATTATTTAAAAACACCGCAAGATTGTGGAAATTTAGTTTTAATAAAAAATAGTACCTATAGAATGGATGGCATTGCTGATTTACCAGCAAAAGAAACTAATGTATTGAACTGTGATAGTTTTTTTATACAACCTGAAGAAAATAGATTTGTAATGTTTCCTGGATATGTAGAGCATCTTGTTGAAAAAAATAATTCAAACGAAGATAGAATAAGTTTATCATTTAATTTATCAGTAACACCAAAATGAGTTTTAAAAAAAATAAATATACAATATTAAAAAAAGCCATATCACCTAAATTAGCAAATTTTGTTTATAAATATTTTTTAAACAAAAGAGAAGTTGCAAGATTTTTATTTGATCAAAAATATATATCACCTTTTACAGAATATTTTGGTGCGTGGAATGATGGGCAAGTTCCAAACACTTATTCACATTACAGCGACATTGCAATGGAAACTTTACTAGAGGAAGTAAAACCAGTGATGGAAAAACACACCGGTATTGAGTTAAGTCCTACATATTCCTATGCAAGAATCTACAAAGAAGGTGATATTTTGGCTCGTCACAAAGATAGATATTCATGCGAAATATCTACTACTTTAAATTTAGGTGGTGATCCTTGGCCAATATATCTTGATCCAACGGGTAAGAGAGGTCAAGCAGGTATAAAAGTAGATTTAAAACCTGGAGATATGTTAATTTATTCTGGATGTGAACTTGAACATTGGAGAGATGAATTTAAAGGTGATAACTGTGGACAAGTATTTCTACATTACAATAAAGCTAACGCTAAAAATGCTAAAGAAAACTACTTAGATAAGAGACCTTTGGTAGGTTTGCCTTCTTCATTTAGAGGTGTTAAGTTGACAAAAATTTAAAAATAATCTATACATTAGGCTTGCGGGGGGATGATCCACCACAGATTCCCCTTGCTTTAAACCTATTGAAATTAGCCATAATCTGCTATAACATCTAATAAACAGGTTTTTATATGTTACAAAAAATAGGATTTCAGCCAGGTATCAATAAACAAATATCAGAAACTACCGCAGAAGGTCAATGGGTAGATTGTGATAATGTTAGATTTAGATATGGCACACCTGAAAAAATGGGTGGTTGGAATCAATTAGGCAATACAAATCAAAATGAATTAACAGGTGCTGGAAGAGGTCTACACCACTTTATTAATAGTCTATCTAGAAAATATGCAATTATAGGAACAAACAGGATTTTATACGCTTTTTCTGGTGGTGTGTTTTATGACATACATCCTATTCAATCAACAACAACTCTTACAAGTGCATTTAGTACAACCAATGGATCACCGACTGTAACAATAACTTATCCCTCTGCACATAATTTAGTTTCAGGAGATATATTATTAATGGATAATTTTACTGCTATAACTAATTCTAATTTTAGTGCCTCTGATTTTGACGACAAAAAATTTATGGTTGTATCTACACCAACAAATACAACAGTGACAATAACAATGCCTTCTAATGAATCTGGATCTGGCGCAACAACATCTGGGGGCATAAGAATACAAAAATATTATACGGTTGGTCCAGCTGTTCAAGCAAAAGGTTTTGGATATGGATTAGGTTCTTGGGGTGGTGAAGATGCAGGAGCTAACACAACCACATTAAATGGCGCCATTAATTCAGCTGTTACAACTCTTACATTAGCTGACTCGTCACAGTTCCCAAGTTCTGGGACTAATTTTATTATAATAGATAGTGAAGAAATATCTTACACAGGTGTTAGTGGAAACACACTTACAGGTCTAACAAGAGGTGTAGCAGGAACAACTGCTGCTTCTCACAGTGATGGTGCAACAGTTACGAACTCAACAGACTATGTTGCATGGGGTGAAGCCGCATCAGGAGACTTGGTCCTTGAACCAGGGATGTGGTCATTAGATAATTTTGGTGACAAAGCAATATGTTTAATTCACGATGGTGCTTGTTTTGAATGGGACTCTTCATTAACAAATGCAACATCAACAAGAGCAACAATTATATCTGGTGCACCCACTGCATCAAGACACATGATTGTATCTACACCAGATAGACACTTAGTATTTTTTGGAACAGAAACAACTATTGGAAATACATCTACACAAGATGACATGTTTATTAGATTCTCTGATCAAGAGGATATAAATACATATGTACCTACAGCAACCAATACAGCTGGTACACAAAGACTGGCCGACGGATCACAGATCAGAGGAGCAATTAGAGGTAGAGATGCTATTTATGTATGGACTGATACTGCTTTGTTCACTCAACGTTTTGTTGGTCAACCATTTACTTTTGCTTTTGCACAAGTTGGAACTAACTGTGGACTTGCAGGACAGAACGCATGTGTTGAAGTTGATGGTGCTGCGTATTGGATGTCAGAGAATGGTTTCTTTAGATATGCTGGTAGATTAGAGTCATTACCATGTTTAGTAGAAGATCATGTATACGATGATATAAATATTGATTCTGGTAATCAAATGATATCTGCAGGATTAAATAATTTATTTGGTGAAGTTATATGGTTTTACCCATCTTCAACTTCTTCTGTAGTAAATAAAATGGTTGCCTATAATTATTTTGATTCATCACCACAGAGACCTGTATGGACTGTAGGAACTTTAGCTAGAACAATGTGGAGGGACTCTGCTGTATTTGGTTTACCACATGCATTATCTTATGATGCTGCTACAGATACTTCTTTTGATGTTATAGGAAATACTGAGGGTAGAACATCATACTATGAACACGAAACGGGAGTAGATCAAAATAGAAATGGAACTATAACTGCAATAACAGCCAACATTACTTCTGGAGATTATGATATTACACAAGCAAGATCCTCTACCGGACAACAAACAGGTGTTGCAACATTTAGAGGTGATGGAGAATTTTTAATGAAGATAAGAAGATTTATACCTGATTTTATATCACAAACTGGTAATACTAGAATTACATTAAATCTAAGAGACTTTCCAAACGACACATCTGCAAGTTCTTCTCTTGGACCATTTGACATAACTACATCTACACAAAAAGTAGATACTCGTGCTAGAGCAAGAGCTGTTGCATTAAAAATAGAAAATACATCAACTAGTCAAGATTGGAAGTTAGGAACTTTTAGATTAGATGTACAACCAGATGGAAGAAGATAATGGCAAAAATAGCACAAGTTATAACTAGACCTTCTCAAGAATATGATTATACAGTAGCAGAAGCACAAACTAGAGATTTGGATGCGATTGTGCAAAAATTAAATACAACATATCAAGAAGAATTAAAAGAGGAGGTAGAAGCGTTTAACTTCTTTTTAAATTAATGGCAAATAGTTTTATAAATAAAAAAGTAGATTTAACTACAACAGGTTTAACAACACTATATACAGTGCCTAATTTTAAATCTTCTGTTGTAAAATCTTTATTAGTATCCGAGGACGCCGGATCAGGGACCACAATCACTATAACATTAGTTAATTCTAGTGGTACAATATTTAATTTATTTAAAGACAAAGCTATAGGATCTAAAGCAACTACTGAACTCTTAACTCAGCCCCTTGTTATGGAGGAAGCTGAAGTATTAAAAGTACAGGCTGCTGATGCAAATGAGCTGCACGTCATAGCCTCTATATTAGAAATACAGCCAAGAGAGGTGACAACATAATGGAAGTATTAAAACCAGCAAAAGTAGAAACAACGTATAGACATAAGGAAACTGGAGAGCTTTTTAAGGAAAGAAAAGACTGGGAAGCTAAAGGTTATAAAGCAGATGACATGGCTCAAGATGTAAATGTCGTGATGCCGAGTCTTGATTTATTTGGAAAAACAAAATAGAATAGTACAATGGCCATAACAAACGCACAACAATACAAACAACTACTAGCTAAAGGTGGACGTATCGGACTTAAAGGTGGAGCTGATGCTGCTACAAAATCTTTTTCAGAAGATTATGATGAGCAAAGTGTACAGGCTGGTTTAGGTGATCCTAAGACTAGAGAAGACACTACAGCTAGAAGTGTAAATATAGACTCAGGTGGTGGTGTTGAAACAAGTAGAGATGAACCAGATGCACCAACAACACGGATTGGTGGTGAAGATTTTGATGTAGTTGATACAAATATAAAAAAAAGACAAGACGCAGAAAAGAGAGCTGCAACAAAAAGACAAGAAGAAATAGATAAATTTATAAATAAACCTCCTAAAGAAATTGAAACTCCTTTTCCGATTGTTAACACTGGTTTAAATACTTTACAAAAATTTTTACCTTACAAAGTTACGAGAAGATTTTATGTAGATAATTTAAATATACTTAACAAATATGGTTATGATTTAGAAAATTATGATCAATATGACAAGGATAGACAAGCAGGATTAATTAACGCTTATGGTAGAAGATTAACAGATTCAGAGAGATATAATCAAAATCTTTTGACTGGAGATAGAGGTGGTGGAGATAATAATTATGTACCACCAATTATACCTGACAATACTACAAATAATGACACAGAAGATGATCAAACACCACCAAGAAATTTAGGAGGCCTTGCTCCATTGTTTGGTGGTTCTATATATGATTTTACAGGTCTTGCTGATGGTGGACGTGCAGGAATGATGGACGGTGGTATGATGGAAGATACTCCTGAAGGAGGAATCATGGACCTTGAATCAGGAAGACAAATGTATTTCTTAGGTAAACTTGTTAAGAAAGCAACACGTGCAGTTAAGAAAATTGTAAAATCACCAGTAGGTAAAGCAGCTTTATTATATTTTGGTGGTAATGCACTTATGAGTGGTGGCCTTGGTACTTTTTTAAAAACAAAAGCAGCTCCATTTTTATTTAAAGAAGGTGCGAGTTATGCAGCAGGTGATATAGGTTTTGGAGAATTATTAAAGCAGGGTATGACAGGTCGTGGTAAGCTTGCACTTGCAGCAGGTTTAACTGCAACGCCATTTTTAATGGGTAAACAAGAAGAGGAAGATGACTTTGACTTAGACAATTATTATAAAAAAAATAGCATGAATATTGCAAACATAAGAAACAATCCTTACAATTTTTTAGCACCTAGTATAGGTGGTAGTATATTTGCAGCAGATGGTGGTTTAATGAGAACTGCTTATGCAGAAGGGTCTAAAGAACCAGTAGCAAAAAAGACCATGCCATTATTAGATATGGGTGGTCAAGAAATGGATTTAAGAGCTGAAGGTGGATTTGTACCACTAGGTAGAATGGAAAAAGCAGACGATGTACCTGCAAGACTATCTAAAAATGAATTTGTATTTACTGCTGACGCTGTGAGAAATGCAGGTGAAGGAGATATAGACAAAGGAGCAGAAGTCATGTATAACATGATGAAAAACCTCGAATCCGGAGGAGAAGTATCAGAAGAATCGCAAGGATTAGATGGCGCTAGAGAAATGTTTAAAACATCACAAAGACTAGAGGAAGTTATTTAATGGCCGTAGAAACTCAAATAAATAGACCTGCACCTTTTATAGAAGACATAGGAAAAGATTTAGCAACACAAGTTGTAGCTTCATCAGGTATACCTATTGTAACAGGGGGAATTGGAAGTTTATCAAAACAAACAGGTGAGACTGCAGAAGGATTTAAAGCAAGACAAGATGCTGCAAGAGCGTTTACAACAAGACAACAAAATTTAGCAGGACTTGCACCACAAATAGCTGGTCAAGATCCATTACAACAACAAGCACAAACTTTAGCTACACAAGGTGTAGGATCTTTTCAACCATTTTTAAATCAAGCTCAAACACAAGCACAACTTGCTAGTGGATTAGGAACCATGGCTCTTGGACAATTAGGAACAGCTGCATCAACTTTTGGTGGAGTTGGAACAGGAGCACAAGCATTTCAACAAGACGTATCTCAATTTATGTCACCATATCAATCACAAGTGATTGATGCCTCATTAGCAGAATTTGATCGTAACTCTCAAATACAACAACAGCAGATACGAGATCAACAAGCAAAATTGGGTGCGCTCGGCAGTGGTCGAGCGGGAGTGCAACTCGCTGAGTTTGGCACAGGGGCAGCGAGAGAAAGAGCTTTATTACAAGCTGGTCTCTTGCAACAAGGTTTTCAGCAAGCACAAGGAGCTAGACAACAAGATATACAAAACAGATTTAATTTAGGACAAGCACAGCAAGGTATTGCTGGAGCAACTCAAGGTCTAGGTGCATTTCAATCTGGACTAGGAACACAACAAGCACAGTTAGGTGCACAGCAACAACAATTACAAGGAACGGATATTTCACGTTTAGGTTCATTGGGCGCAATTAACCAAGCACAAACACAAGCAGGACTTGATGCAACAAGAGAAGCTACAAGAATGGCAGCCTATCAACCACAAGAAGAACTAGATAGATATGCAGGTAGAGTTGCAGGAATCATGGGTGGTTATCCTGGTCAAACAGTTTCAACAAATGTTCCTAACCCAACACCATTACAATCTGCTCTTGGTATTGGTTCAACACTTGCTGGATTATATTTAGGAAGATAATATGACTAGAACATTAAAAAGACCAATGTTTAGAATGGGCGGTTCAACAGGAACGGGTATTACATCGGGACTAGATCAACCAAGAAAACAATATGAAAATGGTAAAAGAGTTACACAAGGTTTAGATCCATTTATTAAAGATGTAAGACAAGCTTATTCTAGAAATGCTGCAATGCCAAGACAAGGATCATTAGCAGCTGGTACATTACCAGGTTTCTTAACTTCTTTTGGTTTAAATTTAGCCTCAGCTACACCAAGAGGAAACATATTTCAAACAGCAGCAATCTCGGCTCAAGATCCATTTAAACAATTTCAAACAGGTGTTTCACAAAGAGCATCGGATAGAGCAGCAATGAATAGAGCTGCAATTAATCAAGCTATGACTTTAAAACAATCATCAGACGCTGCAGATGCATCTATGAAAAAAACACAGATGTTAATTGATGCTGACATTGCATTGGTAGACCAAGAACATGCAAATGAAATAGAAAAAATTAATTTAGAAGCAACACTTGGAACAGGGGATGCTACAACATACGCTAAAAAACAAGCTGCAGAAGCTTACAAAGCAACTTTTTCACCTGAATTACAAAGATTAAACGATTTAATAAGTGATACAGAAGATCCTGAATTACGTGGTCAATATGAGTCACAAAAAGAAGGTTTATTAAATAAAATTATAAGAGGACAACAATCTATTTATCTAGGTCAACAAACTGATGTAGAATTTTCTAGAGATGTAATATTAAAAATATTACAAGGTGCAGCAACTGCTGGTGAATTAGAAGATTCTGAGGGTATATCAAATATCTTTAATGCAATATCTCAAATCTTTCCAAACTATAAAGAAATACTTGGACCAGATTTTAAAATTCCTGGTCAACCTATGGCTGATGGTGGTAGAGCTGGTTACAATTTAGGTGGTATGACAAACCCGATGGCTGCAACACAAGCTGAAGCACAAACACAAGATCTATCTTATTCTGAATTAAGATCAAGATTACCAGAATCGATTAATAATGATGTTGTAAATATATTAGCAAACAGTAAACAAGCATTATTAGATTTTGCAAATATTAGAGACCAACAGGATGTTGATGAATTTAACCAAAGATATAACGTAAGTTTGACAATACCACAGGAGGGTTAAAATGGACCCTTTTAAAAAAAAAGACCCACAAGTAGAAGCGGATCAGCTTCAAACTATTATTAGAGACGCGTTAAACAAAAAGAAAAAACCTGTAAAGTTTACATGGAAAGGTTTAACAAATCTTTCTACTTCCATGTTTTCAACAAACCCTTTTGACACAAAGAAATTAGATAGATTAAAAGAACTTGCAGGTGGAGCAAAAGAAAAAGAAAAAGATTATATAGATTTTTTTGAAGATATAGAAAAAGGTCTTACAGGAGGGGTTCAAGATTTAGGTTATGCTATTGGTGATTTACTTACATCAGGTATTGATGCAGCGGCTGGAACAGATCTTTCAGAAAAGTTAGATGAAGTTTATCAAGAAAATAAAATAAAAGATCCTGAAACACTAACAGGTTCTATTACAAAAGTTCTTACACAATATGGTTTACCTGGTGGTGCAGCATTTAAAATATTAAATAGATTTAAAATATTTCAAAGAAGTAGAAAAGCAGCTGCTACTGGAACTACTTTACAAAAAACATCACAGATTGCAAAAAGAGCTGGATACATGGCCAGTGCTTTTGCTGCAACAGATTTTATCGCATCTACTCCTGATAAAGAAACTTTATTTGTAAAAGAAGAAAAGACAGAAGGGTTACAAGGTAGAGATTTAGCATTAACTAAATTAAGAAACAGGGTTAGATTTGGCGCTGAAGGTGCATTAATTGGTGGTGGTTTTTCAATGATTGGTAAACCAGTGGCTCTTGGTTTTAAGTATGGTATTTTTAAACCTGGTGCAAAGGTAGCAGGGATTGGATTAAAAGTAGTAGACAAGGCCGTTGTATCACCGATCACGTACCTTGGAGCAAAAGCAATACCGGCTCCTGCTGGTAAAGCTATAAGAAATGCAAGTGCATTTGTAGTAAACAAAGCATTAGCACCAATTAGAATAGGCACTGGAGCAAAACAATTACCTAAATTTCAAGAATGGAAATTATTTACTAGAGATAGTAAGGACCCATTAGAAAGAAGATTAAAAAAACTTTCTGGTTTTTTAGAAAGGTTTACATCACAAGGACAACTAACAGGGCTTGGTTATCAAATATCATCAGAAGCTAAAAGAGAAATTAAAGCGCGATCAAGAACCATAGAAAAATATTTAGAATCTATTGAAAAGAAAGCATATAATTTAGCAAAAGATTTTGAAACAAAACATAATACAAAGACTACGTCAGAAGCTAGTCAAGATTATTACCTTGATCAAATACTTGGTTACTTAAAAGGAAATGTAAAATTAAAATCAGTTGCACCTGATCTACAAGGAAGTGCAAAAAGTTTAAACAACGAATTACTACAAATAAAAGAAAAGTTTGCAGATTTATTACCTCAAGGTGATCTTAAAAATTTTATGTTAAATAATTTAAAAACATATATGAGACAGTCGTTTAGTATTTTTACTAACCCTAACTATCAACCAGATAAAAAAATATATGATGGTGCAGTAAATTGGGTAGCTAAAAATGTTGTACAGGCAAATAAAGATTTAAGACAAGAAGCTTTAAAAACATTAAAGACTGGAAAGATGACAGACAAACAAGCTATTGATGAAATGGCTGAAGCATTAACAGATAAAATATTAAAAGCTGGTAAACAAGATGGAGCAGATCCATTGAGACAATTACAAGCAATATCGGGGAAAGAGTTTTTAAGAACAGACAGAATAATAAGAACCGGCGAAGAACTACCAGATGCAATTAGAAAATTACTAGGACAAGAAGATAATTTAAAATCTTCTGTTTTAACAACTACATCGCATGCAATTACGCATGCAACCAACAAACAAGCTTTTGATAAACTAGCTAAGGTGGGTTTAGATGAGGGTTGGTTATTTAGAAGTAAAGCAGCATCAGATGCTAAAAGATATTTTGATACAGAAAAAATAGGGGATATAAAAAGTTTAGGTTTATTGAAAACTGATATGTCTAAGTTATATGCTACACCAGAACTTACACAAGTATTTAGACAAACAAGAAAAGGTTTAGATACATGGATACAAAACGGTGTTTATAGAAATATATTACAATTAAAAGTAGCTGCACAGTATGGTAAAACTGTACTATCACCGGTAACACAAGTACGTAACGTAACTTCTGCGAGTTTATTTCCGTTAGCTAACGGTCATATAGGAGGTCGAGCTTCTGTATCTGAATCGTTAAAAATGACAATCGATGACATATTTGGTGCAGGAAAAGTTATTGACGAAAATGCATTTATAAAAAATGTAGAAAATAAAATTAAACTTGGGGTGTTAGATGAAAACATTGTAGCATCAGAACTTAAAGCAGTATTACAAGAAATAAAAAGCACAAAAGGTTTAACAAGTTTAGATAAAATTATAAGAACTTTATCAGATGGTAAGTTTGCTTTTGATGATACTGCTCTTAAAAAAACTGGAGAAACTATAAGTAAATTTGGTAAAGGAGCCACTAGAGTATATGCAGGTGGTGATAATATGTGGAAGTGGTATGGACATGAATATGTTAAATCACAGCTAAGAGGTTTATATAGTAAAACAAGTGACATTTCTAAATGGTATGATGAAATTGTTGGTAGAAAATTTGATCCTGTTAATACATTCACAGGAAAACTAAAAACTTTTGATGAATCAGTAGATGAAGCTGCCGCGTGGTATATAAGAAATACATACCCAACTTACAGTAAAGTTCCTGAATTTGTTCAATCAATTAGAAAACTACCTTTTGGTAATTTCGTATCTTTCCCAGCAGAAATGATGAGAACAACATATAATATTGTAGAACTAGGTGCTAAAGAGGCTACATCTTCAAACCCTAAATTAAGACAGATGGGTCTTAGAAGATTACTAGGTGCTTATGTTACATTAGTCGGTACAGGTAAAGCTGTAGGTGCAACAGCAGAGGCTTTAACAGGTGTGACTTTAGAGGAAATAGAAGCATACAAAAGAAGTTTATCTGCACCATGGGAAAAAAGAGCACAGATTGTACCTATTAATAAATGGAAAGAAGGTGTTGGTAAAGCAATTAACTTTTCATATTTTAGTCCATACGATGTAGTAACGAAACCAATTGAAGCCATATTTAAACAATGGCAAGAAGGAACTGTTAAAGGACAAGACATAGGAGAAAAATTACTTGCTCAAGCTTTTAATCAAGATGGACCAGTTAGAACTTTATTGGATCCTTTTATTACTCAATCAATTGCACTTGAAAGATTTACAGATGTATTACCCGCAGGAATAGGTCTTGGTAACAGAGGTGGTGTAACAAAAACTGGAGCAAAAGTTTATTCTGATACAGATAGTTCAGGTGATAAAATAGCAAAAAGTTTTATACATATATTAAAAGGTGTTGAACCTGGAGCAGTTACAACTGGTAGAAAAGTAATACAAGGAGCACAAGAAGATGTATCAAGAGGAGGTGTTCCTGCAAATTTAAGGGATGAGATACTTGCACTATTATCAGGAGTCAGAATAATTAACATAGATGTTCCAAGAACAATGCAATACAAAATTACAGAATATAATAGAAATAAAAGAAGTGTTACAGCGACAGAAAAATTTTTTAGTTTAGAAGATTTTAGACAAAGAGGACCAGAAGCTATGGGTCAAGAGTTTAAAGATATTCAAGATGAAAATTTAAAAGTTAACAAAGAGTTTTATCAAATATTACAAGATGCACAAACAATGGGTGTAAGCTCAAAAGAATTAAAAAAAATTATGAGGAAAAGAGGTTTATCTGCAAGGAATGCAAACTTTTTAATAAAAGGAAAAAATATACCATACACAGGTTACGATGGTCGTATGAGAAAAAAAGTTATAGATGCTAAAAAATTAGCAAAAGATAGAGGTGAAACAATAAACAAAGAATACTTTTATCCAAAAAGATTATTTAGAGAAATACTTAGAGAATATAAAAAGAAATCTTTAATACCTGAAGAAGAACAACCAGGAATTATTGATAGAGGTTTAGATGTTGTAAAAGATTTATTTAGTAGTGTTCCCCAACAAGATACTTCTATACAACAAGCTAACATACAAACACCACCATTACCAAATACACCTATGCCAAGAGTACAAAATATTGCACAAAATATTATACCAACAACAGGCTTGACACAGACAGAGAGTGCATTACTATCTCCCGGTGAACAATTAATAAGACAAAGATCGAGAAGAGTATAATGAGCAAAAACGCATTACAAAAAATAGAAGATCATGAAAAGCTTTGCAGAATTA